AACGGAGACGCAGGCGACCATGGTGGTTCGTTAACTAATGTTGATGTTATTAACGCTTTAGCAGGACCTCCTAACACAACGCGAGGTGTAAAAGCCTTCTCACCTGAAACCTCTGAGGTTGATTTGGTAACCATCCCTGGCATTCATGTACAGGACGTACAGACAGCTGCGATTGATGCGGCTGAAGCCAAAGGAACTTTCATGTATATTACTTCCCCGCCTGAGGGCTTAAATCCTCAAGAGGCTGTAGACTGGCATAACGGTAATTACGTCGGTAGAACGGTTTCCATGAACTCTTCTTATGCTGCACTTTACTACCCACACTGTAAAATGTTCAATACTTGGACAGGTACAGACCAATACATTGACCCTGCGATTATAGCTGTTAAGGCTATGTCTAGAGCAGATAATATTGCTGAGGTTTGGAACGCTCCTGCCGGAATCACTAGAGGTAAAGTTTCTCCTGCTGTTAAAGAACTGGAACGAGACCTAAATCAAGGAGATAGAGACTACATCTACGGTGGAGGCAACTCACTCAACCCAATAGTAAATCTAAACCGTCAAGGTATTTGTATTTGGGGTCAGCGTACTACACAAAGACAGGCGACTGCTTTGGATAGAATAAACGTCCGAAGATTAGCAATTATAATTAGACAAAAAGTAAGAACCTTAGGTCTTCCTTTTGTTTTCGAACCAAACGACCCTATTACTTGGGGTTTGATTACGGGCGCTGTGGAGCCACTTTTGGAAGACATCTTAGCAAGACGCGGAATTCGCGGCTTTAAAGTTATATGTGATGAAACTACAAATACTCCTATTAGGATTGACCGGAATGAACTTTGGATTAAAGTTGAAGTCACACCGACGAAAGCTGCAGAATCGCTCATCTTTGAGATTAACGTATTAGGCCAACAAGAAGCCTAAATAATATAGAAACCAATGGCATTCACCAACAACAAAATTACTGACGAGTTCTTCGACCAAACCAGAAGTGGTGGCGACGAACGTCTAAACACCCTATCTCAGCAGTACGATTCGCTTCGTACATATAGCTGGCTAGTATCCATCGACGGCTTAGGGGGCAATGACCCTGATAACAGCCCTAGAGACCAATCTAACTCTCTAACTTTAGCGTGTAAGCAGATTGGAAATATTGGCTTTAATGTTGAAGATATTACTGTTGACCGCGTAAACGATAAGTTCTACTACCCTGGAAAATACTCTGCTGACGAAACCACTTTAACTTTTGATAACTTAATTGAAGGTGGTGCCGCAGTAGCTCTGTTTAATTGGATGCGAGAAACTTATGACCCGATGACCGGAAAACTAGGTACCTCTGATATGAAGAGGAAGATTTATATAACACAATTAGACGCAGACCACACTCCTAAAATGAGGATTACTCTCTATGGAGCTTACTGCAAGTTTTACCGTTTAGCCGAACTTAACTACAGCACTAACGATTTTCACACAATCGAATGTGGTGTTAGGTTTGATTTTGCGGTTCAAGAGAAAATCTAAAATAAAAACCAAATTCTATTAAACTTTTTTAAAGACCTCTTTATAATATGGTAAAGGGGTCTTATTTTTTAAAATGAAAAGCAATCTAAACATTCTCGAAGCATACCTGGATAAGGTATTACTTGAAGGCGGCGGAGTTCACCAAAAATGGTTTTCTGGCGCGGACGAAACCAGCATAGCTGCTTTAAAAGCAGTAGCAATGTCTAATAACAGCCAGCTTACGAGACAAGGGGCTGAAGCCGAAGCTGGGAAGGCGGGAGCATGGGGCGGCGCTCAAATTTCAGCACCTGAGTTTGATGCCGCAACGGGACAGGTGAAAAAGCCTGGTACCGTATACTGGATGAGTAATACACAAGGCGTTATCAACTCTGGTAGTGCCGATAAGGTTTTAGCCGCTATCGCTGACTGGAAACCTAAAGACGCTCCCTCTGAGAAGGACGTTATGGACGTCGAGCAAGGTGTCGCAGATGGAACCCTTAAATCTGCTGAAGAACAACAAGCGGATTTCGAAGAGGAATCAAGGCAACAAGAAGCAGAGTTTAACGATAGAAAGACCAATCAAGAGCAGTTAGACCGAATGACGGCGAACCTAGACCAGCTTGGTTATGAGTTCGGGCTGGACAAGACAAGTAAAGACGGAGACGTAAGAGTTGATTTGTCCGCCGAAGAGCTTGCCAATGCTTTAGACGCTGCTTGTAAGGTTCCTCCTAAAAACAGTAACATGGGTGCTATTTTAGAGTATACTAGAGGCCCGGAAAACAAATATGGTTGGGAGGGTGATGTAAATCAAGAACTGCTGGACGGGTATGATGAGATTTTACAGTTAGCTCCGCACATTCAAGAAGATGGAGATGATAGATATGTTCTCGAGGAGAATATTACAGAGAAACAAAGAGATATTTTAGACGCCACGCGATGTAGGAGAGATGGGTTATTTTTAGGTTGGAATCGTAACAATGAGACTCGAAAAGCTTTTCCGAAGCTTGATATGGCTTTAGCAGGAGTTGCACAAGCCAAAGTGGACGCAGGCAAAAATGTAGCCGCAGATTTCGCAAAGTATGGAGTTTCAAACAAAGTCTCTAAAAATATTTGTGAGGCTTTCGCAGGTGTAACTCTCAGGTCTAAGGATGGTACCGACTCCCCTCTGTTAAAACCTTCTGCCACGGGTAAAAAAGGAGAAAACAACTTAGTGGGTGTATTTACCGAGTCTTGTCATGTTGGTATTATAGAGTTTATGAACGGTAGAGGAGACGAAGGGGGGAATATAAGTAAAGGAGTTACTGAATTTGCGGAGATGATGAAAAAGTTGGATAAGTCAGTTAGAGCGAACGAAGCTCTTTGGGAAGGCATTGTTCCTTCTATGACGACTGAAGAGGAACAAGGTCACTGTGAGTGGTACCAAGAGATGGAGAGAATATACGACATCTACGCCTCCCCTAACGAGCTTACAAAGGCTTTGTTTATGCAACGGGCTAGTGAGTTAAAAACTATCATAGAGGTCGGAGGAGTGGCCCCTGTGCGTGCCTGGGCTCCTACAAAGGAAGAGGAACGAGGGACTGATAAACAACTAGGAGTTAAGAGAGATGTCGTATGGCAGTTTGCAAGCGACGCCGACGCTCAGAAGTTTGCCGAGAACATAGGATTGACCAAGGATTACGCACACGGAAATGAAGTAGACCTATCTTTGAAAACATTAGAAAGTCTTAATAAGCCTGTAAACTTTGAAGGGTGTACTTTAGATGTATCGATGGGTAACGCCGCAAACAAAAGCAAGAGAGATGAGTATGAAGCCAACTTCGAGAACAGAGTAAACTATATTAAAAGAACCAATAAGGCAATGGGGGAAAAATACGCTGCGAACATGACCTCAGCCCGTGACTGGGATAGAAAGCAATATGATAAAATACAAAAAGCTTTGTCTACAAACAACTCGGATATTTTGCCCGCGCTCACGAATATTATTGAATCTGTAGCAGGTAAAAATACCTCTGTTGCTGGTAACTTACAAAATCAAAGAGATTTACAAAAGTTTAAAGATATGGTAGCCGACCTCGGTACAGCGGACCCTGCCGAAAGACAAGTTCTTGGCACATACATAACTAGAAACTTACTATCTCTTGTGAAAAGCAAAAGAGCTGAAACTAATAAGAACTACGCACAAGGTGCCGCATTACACGATGTGATTAATACTTTAACCTCGAAAGAGTCTGAGGGAGTTCTCCGAATCAGCAATGGAGAAGTAAGGTCTTTTCAGGGAGATATGATTATGGACGATGCTATAGCAGCGGTAGATGAAGGTCGGTTTAAAATAAAAGACCTTGGGGGGTTTGATTTCCACGATGAGAAAGGTAATAAGATGTTCGGTACCTCCTGTCCTGTGGCTAAACAATCATCTTGTTTCTCTAGAATAAGAGGTACAGTAAATGCCGCTTACATGAACTCTAAATCTAAGACGTTGGGAGAAAGTTAGAGTCGTCTAAAGACAAAAAGTCTGTAAGAGTGTAAATATAATACTCATCATTTATCATGACTGTCGGGGATATATTGTACTTTTTACCTACTATGACAAATGGCTTATGTCGGGTTTTCTTGTAAACAACCAACCACTCCCGGTCAGCCTTTTTAGCATCTCTCTTTGCCTGTTTTATGAATTTATATAAATCACTCTTAGGTTTGAAGATATCTTCGAAGGTAACATCGTATCCCGACTTACATTCTAAAATAAACTTGAAATATTGTGGAGTTATTAGGTCTCCATGGACTTTCATATACTGTGGCAAATCATGAGTAGTTGCGAAGGCTCCCGACCCTGGAGAGCGACAGAAATCTGTTGTGTTGAATCTAGTGTTCAGTAGCTTAGCAATATCTCTTTCAAATGCATTGCCTTTCCTACGGCTATTAACCCTTTTCTTTTTTTTGAAGTCGCCGTGATTCAGAATATCATCTAATTTATCAACCATATTGTATAATAGTGAAAACTAAAGAAAAGATACTAATTAACCCCGAAAACATAAAGTGTAAAATTGATTACACAGGTAGACGAATGAAAATTTACATTAAATTAAATAAAGAAGAGACCGCCGGATGGCAAAACATTAAAAAAGGCTTCGATGCTTTTCCTGGAACTGATGATGAGTTAGTTAAGATGATGTTTTTCCGAGGCGTGAATGCCTTTATGGACGACTTAAAGGAACAGGTCGAAGGCTTATCTGAAGAAGAGAAGCAGGACA